ATGATCCAGTCGCCCCAGAGCTTCGTCGTCTCGCAGGAATGCCAGAAAGTCGCCTGGCAGAACGGCTATCGCCGCGCCTTGGGCGTAGCGGACGGCTGGGCGCGCTACGGGTCAACGACCGCGAAGGGCACGGTCTGGTTCGCGGCCGGGGGGCATGACGGGCCATGGTTTCTGGCCCTTGATCACCTTGGCATCGTCGAGGATCTGAACCTGCCCAAGGCCGACATGCCTGGCCCGGGCCTTGTGCGCGTGGCCTATCCGAACCTGACCGGGCTTTATGCCGTGATGCCCCGGGTCTATCAGTTGGGCGTAACGCTGCCCGATGGCCCGCTCGAAGAGTATACGGCAGCAATCGCTGGTCTGCCCAAGAGCACCGAGGCCGAGCAGCTGATCATCCAGCGTGTAGGCCAAGACATCTTCCGCGACCGGCTGATGACCTATTGGCAAGGTCGCTGCCCCCTGACCGGGATCACCGATCCGGCCTTGCTGCGCGCCAGCCACATAATTGCGTGGAAGGATTGCGCCAGCGACGCCGAGCGGCTGAACGTACACAACGGTCTGTTGCTTTCGGCGCTATGGGATGCGGCCTTCGACCGGGGCCTCGCCACGTTCGATGATGAAGGGCGTCCGCAGTTCTCGCCAAAACTGAGTGAGGCGGCGCGCGCAGAGTTGCGTTGGCACGCGCCCATCACACTCACAGACAAACACCGCGCCCGCCTGGTCTGGCATCGGACAGAAGCCTTTGAGGAGATTGCGCGATGAAACCCCGATCGATCAACATCTTCCTCCTGGACGGCGATCCGAACGGCATCCGGGTTGCCCAGATCATGATGTCGACGATCCAGGCCATCGCCTTCCGCCGCAACAAGCTGGGGGAGGTGCGCAAGACATTCCCCGAAATCGAGCGGCCCGGGGTATACATCCTGATCGGCGAAGATGAATCCGAACAGGATCGTCAGCTTGCCTACATTGGCGAATCCGAGGGTGTCGGTGCCCGGCTGTCGTATCACAACTCGAATGAGCTGGGGCGGGACGCCAAGGGCTTCTGGGTCGACACGGTCGTTCTCATAAGCAAGGATGAAAACCTCACCAAGAGCCACGCACGCTATGTGGAAGCGTGCCTGATCCGTAACATCGGCAACAATCCTCGGTGGTCGTTGCCGAACGCCAAGCGGCCCTCTGTAGACGCCGGAAAGCTACCGCTGCCAGACCGTGCAGCCATGGACGAGTTCGTTGATCAAACCAAGACACTTGTTGGCGCGCTGGGTTGGGACCTTTTTCGCGAGATGCGAGGGCGAGCAACCGAAGCGGTCCAGGCAGTTAGAGACATTCCGGTGGCTCCTTATGTCGACAGCCCGCGCTTCCAATTTCGCGGCGAAGGGTTTGCCGCCGAAATGGAACTCGGGCCATCCGGCGAGTTCATGGTCAAGTCTGGATCCAAAGCACGTCTGAGGACAACGACGACGATCCCACGAGGCACGACCACATTGCGCAACACCCTGATAGATAAGGGGGTGCTGCATCAGGATGGCAACTTCTTGTTTTTTACCAGCGACTACAGCTTCTCTTCCGCCTCGGCCGCAGCGGCGACGGTAATCGGTGCAAGCGCAAACGGCCGTATTCTTTGGAAATTGCCCGATGGACGGACCTACGGAGATTGGGAAGCGAGCCAAGGAGAGCCGCTGAATAAGCCTGATGATCCAGATCCACAGTGCGACGCAGCAGTTGTTCAGTAATCGGTCTCCAAGTACACCCCCGAGCAGTCGTAGGCGACTGCTGCCGCCGTGGCCCCGTTGTTCATGAACAGCCGCGGCGACAGGAACTGCGTGTTGGCTGGCAGGTCCGCTGTGACCTCCTGCTCGAACAGCGCACCCGAAACCTCGTCGACCACCCGCACCCAGACCGAGCTGCCATTGGGTGGTGCCGCGATGAACAGTGTCAGCACCCCACCCGTTGCGATGCCGAAACTCGCTCCCATGTCGGTCAGCGTCGGCGCGCCGGTGCCGTCGTTTGCGACCAGCTGCCAGCGGGTGTGGGTGCCGCGCTGGAAGCCGATGCCGATGCAGTTGATGGCCGTGGCCAGCGTCAGCGTGGTGGCAAGGGCTGCGGTTGAACCGTAGAGGCCGAAGAAGCCCATGCCCGTTGCTTGCAGTGTCGTCAGCGAAATCCGCGTGACATAGGTCCAACCGCCCAGCCCCGCCGTGTTGCCGCGCCAACAGGCCCAGCCGGCAGAACGCTGCTCGGCCGCTGAGTCCACCACCGCCGCGGAGGTCAGCCGCCAGCGGCGCATGCTGGCGGCCAAGTTGGTCGCGGCGAGCGTCGGAGTGGACACGGTGCCGACCGATGTGATGGGCAGGCCGTCGGTGGTGATCGTGGTGGTGACCGAAGGCGACCAGTTGGCGATCCGGTTGACCCCGAAATGCGGCTGCAGCGGAAAATCCCGGCCGGAGGGGCGCATGACGTCGATCCACGGAGCCCCCGCCCGGTTGCGGGCGTAGAGGGCCGCCTTGCCGGAGGGCGGCGCACTTGGGGCGGCACTGAGCCCCGGCAGGATGGTGGGCTGCGGCAGTTCGACCTGGCCGTTGGTGCGGTCGATCTTCAGCGCATCGAAAAAGGCGGCCCCATCCGGGCTGACCTTGAAGCTGAAGTCGTCGTTGCCCAAGAGGCCGATCAACGCTCGCGCCGAGAAGCTAGTCTTGAAGGCAAAGGCGGCATCGTTCGCGGCGGCAACTTTGTTGACGGTGGCCTCGATGCCTGCGCCCGCGTTGTTGAACAAGAGCGCCGGGGTGTTGACCGACACGCGATTGTAACTGTCCGCCGTTGCCCCGCCGAGGCCCAGAAGCTGGGCGGTCAGATTGGCCTGGGGCATGCCGACCTGCGTCACCGCATTTGCGAAAGTTACTGTCGGGGTGTTCACGACCGCAGTGCCATTGGCCCCTGCCGTGGCCGAGCCGATGTTGACGACCGTGGTCGATCCGGATGCGCCGCCAGTGCCGAGGTTCACAGTCTTGGTCACGCCTGTGGTCGTCGCCCCGGTGCCCATCCCGTAGGTGGCGGTTGTCGAGGCGGTGCCGATGTTCGCCGATGCTGCCGAGACCGTCACGGTGCCCGAGGCGGTCAGCGTGCCGGAGAAGGTCTTGTTGCCGGTAAAGGTCTGGGTGCCCGCGAGGATCGCCAGTTCCGACGAGGTGTTGGGCAGTGTGAATGTGCGCGTCGTGCCGGTCGTGATCCCCGACAGTGAAAACAGTACCTTCTTGGTCGGATCGGCATCGTTGACGAGGCTGAAGATCGCGTCGGACACATCCTGCGGCACGCCGACCGGATCCCAGGCGCTGCCGTTCCAGACCACGAAGGCCTGCTCGGAGGCGATCCAGACCAGCCAGCCTTGGCGCGGCACCAGGCGCATCCAGACACCATCGACCCAGAAGGCCACGTTCAGATCCCACCCGGCCCAGATCCCCGAAGCACCCGAGGCCACGAGGTGCCGATCACCATCGACGGGGCTAGCCGGGGGCGTGGTGCGTATGCGGTCGAGGACCGACAGTTGCACCATGACATCCAGGACGCGCAGCGCTTCGTTATGGGTGACATGCTTCTGGGCTTGGGCCGCCAGGAGATACGGCAGGCCGAGATGCGTGGAGGTATCGGACATGGGGCGCGGGCCTTCAGAATTGGAGGGTGACGGTAGCGGGATCGCCGCGACCGAGGCGGTTCGAGAGCTGGTAGATGCGGATGGCCAGCGTCTGGCCGGGGCCAAGCGGCGCGCCCCAATCGGTGGTCTGCTGCGCAGCAGTGTAGAGGACGGATGTGGTGCTGCCGGTCAGCGTGCGCTTGACGGCGGCCCCGTCGAGAATCTGGACGTCATAGCTTTCCAGGTCTTCGGCCAGAGGCACCTCGACCTGTTCCCAAGCATCGGCGACCAGCGCGCGAGATCGCCGCGTCCAGCGGATCGTCAGATCGCCCGGGCTACGCGCTGTCCTCCACGGCTGCGCGACATGGACCGGTTTGAGCGGCACGAGGCCCCGACCTACGGGCGTAAAGGCCAGCGCGTTGAAACTGGCGTCACTGACCGCCCGTGCCGCGGGGCCGATGCGCCAGTTCCACGGCAGACCGAGATCGGCCTCGGCGATCGGCAGCGGGGCAAGGGCGGAATCCAGCACCACCGCTCGTGCTCCTGCCGGAGTGGGATTGCCCATCGCTGCTTCGGTGCCTCGCTGGCCCCGCAGAAGCCGAGTCAGGCGATAGCGGCCGGGGGCGATCAGTTCGGCCGCACCCGCTTGAACCACCTCCCATTTGCCCGGTGCGGATTCCACCACCAGCGCGTTGGCGCCGCCGAACAGGGTCAGATCGGTGACACTTTCCAGAGTGCCGGAAGTCAGATCGACAACCAGCGCATTGCCGAGATCGAAGCGCGAAGTCGGGCCCGGATAGAAGTCCGACACCAGTGTGCCGATCCGGGTGCGGCTGCCAAAGGTGGTCAGCAGGTTGAACCCATCGGTCGAGGGGCTGCGGAACACCGCCATCTCGCCTGGCCAGGGAGCCGCATGTGCCGCGACCATCGGCCGATGCGCGGGCTGGTCCTCGGAAAGCTGCGGCAGATCCAAGAGGACCACATCCGGCGCGCCGAAGACCACGGACCGGGTCAGCGAGGCCGGGCGCGGATCGCCGGGTGGCAGGTCGTAGGCCGCGCGATCCTGGCGGACGGCGTCGATGCCCCGACCCTCGGAATCAGCGATGGACACCAGCCGCAGCTCGATCTCGCGTCCGTCATGCATCAGCCGGATCACGTCGGCTGGGTCCAGCGCCAGTCGCGAGGGTGGCAAGCGGAAGGTCGCGCTTTCGCGGCCGATCCAGGCTTCCATCAGCGCGCGGCGGCAGCGGCGTTCGGCCTCCTCGGGTGGAATCGCCATCGGGAAGGACTCGGACGCGATGCGGGTGGTGTCGACCGTGATGCGGCGGGCTTCGACAAGGGCCGCATCGTAATCCTCGTCGGCGCGGGCGACCTGCCACTTCAGCGCCTGCGGCAGTTCGGTTTCCTGCGCGCGAACCAGTTCCAGCGCCTCGCCTTCGCGCGACGCTACGAGGTCGTCATGGGTCAGCGTGATGCTGGACGCCCGCCCGCGCATGACGAAGCGGATCATGCCTTCGGTCTCGATGGCATCGAACCCGAAATGCCGGGCCAGCGTGCTGATCGAGGAGCGCGGCGCTTCAAGCGCTGAGATGGCATAGCCTTCGACGGCCCCCCAGAGGCCGGACACGTCGATCAGCACTTCGGGCATCCCGGCGCGCAGACAAAGGTGGCGGACCAGTGCTGCCAACGATACCGCCCCTAGCCGCCCGGTCAGCCAGTGGCCGAGCCGCCAGTTCGGGCCATCGGTCCAGACATCGGTCAGCTCCGGAAAGAACGGATAGGGCCGCGCATCCCATGTCCAGGCGGCGCATTCCGGCACATGCACCATCCGGCCGCCATAGATTGTCGAGATCGGATTGTTGGCCGGGTCGCCCCAATGCAGGTAGGTCGCCTCGAGATAGGCCCGCTGGATCGCATCGTCGCGCCAGCCACGCGAGAAATACGGCGTGAAGCTCTCGGACGATTTGGGGTCGAAGAAGACGTTGGGCTGGTTCGTGCCCCGGTCGATGGCGGGGCAACCCAGTTCGGTGAAGCGGATGGGTTTCGATTGCGGCACCCATGCCGTTGGCGTGCCGCTCTCCACCCCGCCCGGCCGGTTGTAGTGCGAGTTCGTCCACCAGGCGCGGCTATCCTTGGGGCGGAACACCCACGACTTGCCCGCCGCGCCATCGGTGATTGCTGTCCGGATCTGCCCGGAGCGGTCAGCGGCGCTGGCATAGAACCAGTCGAACCCCTCACCACCGGCGATGTTGGATTGCAGATAGGCGCGGTCGTAGATCGCGGGCCAGCCTTCGAGGGCGTCGTCATGGTCAAAGCCGTCGCGCCAGTCGGACAACGGCAGGTAGTTGTCGATGCCAACGAAGTCGATGTTGGCATCCGACCAGAGCGGATCTAGGTGGAAATAGACATCACCGCTGGCATCCTGTGGATGATGGCCGAAGTATTCCGACCAGTCAGCCGCATAGCCGATCTTGGTGCCCGCCCCGAGGATGGTGCTCACGTCGGCCGCGAGGGTCTTGAATGCGGTGACGGCGGGATAGCTGCTGGCCCCCGATCGGATGGTGGTCAGCCCCGGCATCTCGGTGCCGATCAGGAAGGCATCGACGCCACCAGCAGCCGCGCAGAGGTGCGCGTAATGCAGGACCATGCGGCGCAGGCCCCAGTCGGTGGGCGAGCCAGTGAAGCTAACACTCTCGCCCGAGACGCTGAAACTGCCCGGCGTCGCGGCACCAAACAGCGCCGACACCTGCGTTGCCGCCGTGCCGGTTTTGTCCACTGATCCGGCAAAACCCGCTGCAGGGGAGCAGGTGATCCGCCCCCGCCAAGGGAAGGCAGGTTGGCCCGGCGTGGCGGCATTGGCGCTGTAGGGGTTCGGCAGGGTGTTGCCGGACGGCACGTCCATCAGCAGAAACGGATAGAAGGTGACGCGCAGCCCGCGTGCCCTCATCTCCTGGATCGCCTGCACCACCGCGAAATCCGCCGGCGTGCCGCCATAGACCGGGCGGTCCTCGGCGTCACGGCTGACCAGATGGGCGCTGGCCCGGCTGACCCCGTTCACCGACCAGTTGGCGGGCGTGGTGGCCTTGGAGGCCACCTCGACACCCGGCTTTACCTTGCAGGATCCCGCGCGCAGGTCGTTGCCGAACCAGGCTACCACGAGGCTGACGCTTTCGACCGCCGGGGCCATGGCCTGCAGCCGGTCCAGCGCCACGACGATGTCGGGCTGGTCGGGCAGCGCGTTAAGGTTCTCGGCGACCGTGGCACCAGCGCTGCCCTTACGGACAGCATCGGTGGCATAGGTGAACTCGCCCGAGGCAGGGATCAGGGTGACGGCGCGGGTCAGGCCTTCGGCGGTGTCGGGATCGGCCAGCGGGCGGAACACCTCGAAAGACAGCTGCGGCAGGCGGTTGCCAAAGGTGGTCAGCGCCAGATCCTCGAACACGACATAGGCTGTGCCGCGATAGGCGGGGGTATTTGCAGCACCCATTTTGGCGGCGATGAACGGATCGGCCGTCTGCACCTCGTTGCCGGGATACCAGCGCCAGGTCACACCGGTCATATCCATCGCTTTGCCATCGGCCCAGACCCGGCCGATGCCGGTGATCGGGCCCTCGCACAGCGCGACGGCGAAGCTGGCATAGTAGAGGTATTCGGTCGTCTTGACCTTGCCGCCCCCGCCGCCCTTGCCGCCGCCTTGGGTCGTAGTCTTCGTCTCCTCACGGAAATCGGTGGCCCAGATGATATTGCCGCCGATCCGCATGCGCCCGTAGAGGCGCGGTATCACCGCCCCTTCGGTGGCCGAGGTGATGCGCAGCGTGTCGAGCCGTGCGCCTTCGATCCGCTGGGCCGGGGCGAGCGAGGACACGATCCAGCTGTCGACGACCGAGCCCACGGTCGAGCCGATGAAGCCACCGATGGCCGCACCGGAAAAGCCGAGGATCGCGCCGCCAAAGGCCCCGCCAATGGCAGTGCCGACAGCGCCGAGGACAAGCGTGGCCATGTGGTTCTCTCAGCGTTGGGGAAATAGGAAGGCGAAGGCGATGCGGCGTGCCCATGTGGGCGTGAGCGGTTCCTCGATCACCCCGAGCCGCTCGTAGGCGTGCAGGAAAGTTTCGGGGCCGGTGAGGATGCCGACATGCTTGGCGATGGCGCGGGGCATCATGCGGAACAGGATCAGTGCACCGGGTGGGGCATCGGCGGGTGCGATCTCCGGCATCATGCGGCGCGCGCCCTCGGCCAGAACCTCGCGCGGGCCGCCTTCGCCCCAATCGCGGCTGTAAGGTGGGATTGGGAACGGCTCTAACCCGACAACCTCGCGCCAAACGCCACGGGCCAGACCGAGGCAGTCGCAGCCGACGCCCTTGAGGCTGGCTTGGTCGTGGTACGGCGTTCCCAGCCAGGACCGCGCGACAGCGATGACCACATCAGGATCGGCCGCGGTCACAACACCGCCCCCTCATGCCCGCCATCCTTGGTGGCATAGCGCAGGACTGCGTCTTGCCCCGGTATGTTGGGAAAGCCCCGGAAGTTCGCGACATTGGCGAACTTCGTGCCGCAGGTCGCGATGCGCTTGTCGCATCCGGCGCGGATGGTGAAGGCGTCTGACCCAGTGATAGCGCGAACCGGCGCTTCCAGCAGGGTCAGTACGGCTGCGCCGTCGACGAGGTCGTGCGCCAGCACCTCGGCCCGTCGCCCGGCATTGGCCCCGCTGATCCAGTCGATGGTGCCGAAGGTGAACCAGCCGGAGGTGAAACCGCCAAGCCCAGAGGCGGTGAAGGCACGGTCTCGCAGCAAGTCGATGATCGTGCCAGTACCTTTGAACGCCGTGGCCTCGAGATTGACCCGGCAGCGCGCATCGCCAAGGGCGGCATCGCAACTCGCCTGAAACGTTCGTCCGACCGTTTGCCCAAGGACGTGGGCAAGGCTGCGCACCTCGGCTACGAAGGCCAGCCGCCCGCGCCGGATCTGGCCGATGGCCCCACGACGCATCAGCAGGCGCTGCGAGGTCGCGGCCCAGTTTACCCGCCAGACCTCGACGGCCGCATTGTCCCAGCGGCCGTCAAGGATATCAGTCTCGGTGATCCGGTCTGACGACAGCACGCCTTGCGCGTCCTGCGCATCGACCGAGAGGTCGGAGCCAGAGCGCACTTCCGAGGCTGCGAAACCGCTCTCCAGTTCGAAGTCAGTGCCGTCGAACGTCAGGGCGCGATCATGATCGGTGAAGCCAAGTGTCACCCCATCGGCCCGCACGATCCGCCAGCACCAGGCCAGCGTCGTCGTGCCCTCGTCGAGATGCGCCTGAAGTGCGGGTGGGAGGGACTTCATTTCCGACCCCAGCCCCGCCACAGGGCGACCGAGGCCAACGCCGAGGAAACCACGCCTCCGGCTGTGCCGGTCAGGGCGTAGAGATTGAAGGGCCGCAGATCGAAACTGCCGGTCAGAAGGTCGAAATCCGCAAGCCCGGCCATGGCCAGCCCGGATGCGGCAAGACAGGCCAGATAGACCAGCCCGCGTGCGAGGTTCCAGTTCATGATGTTGCCTTTCCTGTGAGAATTTCCATCAGCCGCTGCCACCACGACTGGGCGGCAGGCGGTTGGATTGGTACCGGCAGTGGCACGGTCGGCAGCACCGGCGTGTTCATCGGGCGCAGCAATGCCAGCGCTTGGGCTTCGGTCAGTCGCCGGACCGGTCGCGAGAAATCCACCCGTCCGTTGCGATCCACCGCCCAGACCGGGATCGTCCCGGTCGGATAGCGGCCATCGCGGAACAGATTGCGCTCGGCCTCGCGCCGCGTGCGGATCGCAGCGGGGCGGAGCCAGCCCATGAACCCCTGTGCAGCGGCGGCTCGGTTGCCTGCGTTCACGTGCCGGGTTAGCGAGGCCTTAGCGATGCCGCCGGTGTTGTAGTGAAAACTGACCAGCGCATCGAACTCGTGCGGCTGCAGCGGCACCTTCACAGCACGCAACACCTCTGCCTCATAGGCCACGATGTCGGTGCGGAAGAGCCGGAACGCCTCGCGGATCCCGGCATCGAGATCGGCGGGCATGCCGCGCGGCATCCGTGCCGGGTCGGGAAGACCAGCGGCAGCAGTATGGCCGATGCCAAAGGTCCATATGTTTTTGACGTCGAGATAGGGTCCGGGCACGAGTCCTTCGTGCCGGACAAGGGCCATCAAGCCCCGGTCAGTCATGTGCATGGGATCACCCGAAGATGGAGGAAAGGATCAGGATCAGCGCGGCGACCAGCAGGCCGATGCGCAGGCGGTGACTGAAGGCTTGTGCGGGATCGGCGGCATCGCAACGGATGGCGCGCGCGAGGCGGAGAAGTTCATGCATCGGGGTTGCGCTCCTTGCCGCTGCGCATGCGGGCAAGGACAACCTCGATGAAGGCGGGGCCGAAGACGCCGACGAGGTAGGCGGCTGAGCCCGCCGCACCCCCGGCGGGGATTGCCTGAGACGGCAGGCCCAGCCAAGCCGTGATGACCGCCATGGACAGGCTGCCCATCCCGGCCGCGATCAGACCGCCGAGCAGAATGTGGCGCAGGGCATCGCGCAGCCGCATCCGCGTGGTCAGCGCATTGGTCGCGCCGCCAAGCGCGCCCCACGCCGCGAGGATTACGGCCGTTGACGCTGCCAGATCGCGCAGGACTGCGGCGACAAAGCCGGTTTCTTCGTTCATCGCCGGATCTCCAAGAGCGGGATGGATGTGATCGACCCCAGCCGCTCGATGTCGAGGGTGACGTCGAGCATGTCGGTGTCAAAGCGGACGGGGACGTCGAATTCGAAGCCCGCCGTGATGGCGACACCTGCGCCCGGGGCGGTGGTGAATGTTACGCTGCCGGTGGCGGTACTGACGATCCAGCCCGTCATCTGCTCGACGCCGTTCAGCGCAATCCGGACGGTTCCTGCTACCGGCTTGGCGATGGCACGGGTCCAGCTTTGCGCCCCGGAGGTGTAACGCTTCAGCAGGGCGAACGTGATGACCGCGCCGTTGCCAGTGCCTATGGGCTGATCGGTCGGGGCCACCAACTGCGATGGCAGGCAGGATTTGTAGTCGGCCCAATCCTTGTAGCGAAAGCCGTGCAGGCGGCCGTTGCGGGCCTCGAAGAAGGCGACGACCGCCGCCAGATCGTCTGCGCGACGGATGCCGTAGGCCACATCGTAGCGACGACGGGAGTTGGCCCAGCTGGCGTTGCGTTCTTCGTCGCCAGAGGCCAGTTCAACCACTTGCGTGCGTCGTTCCGGCCCGCCCCGCGCCCCGCGGCTGATGTTGTCGGGGAAACGAACTTCATGGAATGCCATCACATGCCCCTCCGGCCTAGCGACACCGCCCGGGCGATGTCGGTCGCGACCTGCGTCCGGGATTGCCGGAAGCTTTCGGCGTCGCGCGCCATGATGGTGACGTTGACGGCAGGCGCGCTGGACTGGCCTTGGCCGTATCCAGCGGCCTCGCGGCGAGAAAGAACGCGCTCGCCGCGTTGCAGGATTGCCGGAACCTCGTCGGGCTTGATCCCGGCCCAGCCGCCCGCATGCATGCGCGGGGCATTGGCGAAGGCGAGTGCCGGGACCATGCGGCCCGGGCCCGGCGATCCGACCATGCCACCACTGTGCAGGATGTTGGCGAAGAGCCCGCCCGCACCGCCAAGCGCGCCCGATAGCGCGTTGGCTATGGGGCCGAGGATGAAACGCCGCGCCGTCAGTTTGGCGAGGTCCGCGATCATCGAGGTGACCAGATCGCGGAAGTCGAGCTTGCCGGTCTTGACGAACTCGCCCACCGCATTCTCGGCCGAGGTGAAGGCCCCGACCAGCGCTTGCCCGATGTCACCGCCAATGTTGCGCGCCTTGGTGGCATAGTCGGCGAGTGCCGCAGTCACCGCGCCCCAACCGGTCGCGGCCTGGTCGGCCCCTGCGGCAGCTTCGGCTCCGGCATCGCGCGCGGCAGCCCCGGCGTTTCCAGCAGCAGTGGTCGTTTCGTCAAGTTCGGTGTTCAAGGCATCCGCCGAGCTGGCCGCGTCTGCAAGCGCGGCTTCGGCCTCCGTCCCGGTGCCAGTCACTGCGTCGCGCAAGGCTTGCCAACTGGCCAGCGGACGGCCTGCAGCATCGGCCAGCATGCCTGCCGCCTCGCGATAGCCATCAGCCCGGCCACGCGCATCGTCTGCCATCGCGCCAAGCCCGAGATCGGGCGGCTCGAGGTAGGTCCGAGACAGCGCGGCTGAGAAGGCATCGGCCGCAGCCGCTCCGGCGGCGGTTGCGGCACCCTCGAACGGGTTGCCGATCCGGGCCAGTTCCACCGGGTCAAGCGTGCCGATCCGCACCCCACCTTCGCCGACCGCCCAGTCGGGCAGCAGGTCCAAGGCCGCGTTCAACCCGTTGATGAAATTGTTGATCCGGGTAACGACGCCGTTCAGCATCGCCTCGACGCCCGATATCAGCCCGTTCGCCGCCTGAAAGGCAAAGTCGCCGATGGCGCCGGGCAGGCTGCCCCAGATCGCGACGGCCGCATCATAGGCTCCCTGGAAGATCGCCGCCGTCCGGTCGCCGAAACTGACCACGCCCGCGATGGTGCCTTCGAGCGCCGAAAGCCCTGCAGCCTTCAGCCCCTCCCAGCCAGCTGCCATGTTGGCGAAGGCTGCGTCGAGCGACAGGCCTATGCGTGACCAGACCTCCTTTGCCAGATCGCCCAGCAAGCGAAATGCCTCACCCACCCCGCCAACCCGGGTGACAAGTTGCGAGAACTGATAGACCAGTTCGCCCGCTCCGACGATCAGTGCGCCGATGCCGGTGCGGATCAAAGCCCCGCGCAAGAACACGAGGGCGGTGGCCAAGCCGCGCACCGACAGGGCGGCCACTACCATGCCCGCCATCCAGCGCCCGGCCATGATGCCCGCGAAGGTGGCGGCGTAGGTCGTCAGCCGCCCGAGGTTGTCGAACAGCGCCGTGATGGCCTGACCGATCGGGCCGGTCGCCCGCGCCATGTCAGCGAGCTTGGTGGCTATCGTTTCGAGGGCTGGTGCAACGGCGACGGTCAGCCGGTTGGTCAGGCCGATCCAGATCAGGCTGAGGCGCGCGATGGCATCACCGGTACGTTCGATCTGGGCGGAGTCACTGGCGCTTACCGCCACGCCGAAGTCGCGCACATCCTGCGCCGCTTCACGCAGGGTGGCGGGGTCGATGCGCAGAAATGCCAGCGCAGCGCGGTCGCCGAAAAGGTCAGAGGCCACCGCAGCCCGTTCCGCTTCCGGCACGAACTGGTTCAAGGCTTCCTGAATTGCGATGATGCGCTGATCCAATGGCAGCGCCTGCAGTTCGGCGGCTGTCAGGTTGAGGCGTTGCAAGGCTGCGACAGCCGATCCCGAACCGGTCGCAGCTTCCGACAGACGCGTGGTCAGCTTCTTGGTGGCCTGTTCGATCTCTCCCATCGACACGCCTGCCAGTTCTCCGGCCCATGTCAGGGTCTGGACACTTTCCACCGTGGTCTGCATGGATTGCGCGAGCTTGGCCTGAGCATCGACATTGGCAAGACCAGAGCGGATCATCGCCACGCCAGCGGCTGCGGCGGCAACAGTCACCGCTGCCAGCGCAATCCCGGCTTTGCGGGCAAAGCTGCCCAGCCGCGCATTTGCGAGCTCCATCTCAGACGACAGACGGCCAAAGCCGCGCGCACCGGCATCGCCGATGCCTTCCAACTCGGCCCGGACCTGACGGCCGCCTTCCGCGACCAGCCGGACACTGACCCTCTTCTCAGCCATGTCCCTCTCCGATCTGTTCGTTGAGCTTGCGCACCATCACCGCCTCGATATCGGGCAGCAGTTCGGCGGCGATGAGGGTGTCGATCCCGAGGGCATTGGCCATCGCCAGCGCAGCGGCCATGTCCCAGCCGAGAACCGCACCGGGGATCACCCGCAGTTGCCCGCCAAGACGGCTAACCAGATCCCAGACCTGCCAGCCGTCCTGCGTTTGCGGCCGGTTCAGTCTTGCGGGGCAGTCGGGGCAGATGCCCCCGCGGCCCTCGCAGGGTGTGCAGGCCGCGCAGTAGCGATCGCCCCCGCC